GTTTTGAATAATGGTACATATTATGTTGCAATATCAGCTAATGTTGCCGATGGAACAAATGAACCACCAAATTCCGAATATTGGACACCATTATCAGAAGAACCAGATTATGGTATTTGGCAGGAGATTGAACTACCACCAGCTCCTTCTGCTTGGACGAATGATGGTTGGACTGGAAGTTGGGATTCCACAACAGGTACATATACTTATGGTACATCGGCATCAAAAGGTGGTATCATAACAAGATTTTATATGAATCCTGCAGGATGGACATCGAGGGATGTTCCTCCTTCTGCTGTGGATCTTGATACAAGACCTGCTGAAACATTGGCAATACAACCTGTAATGTTATTGCCAGAAGTGGATGAAGAAGCAAAAATCCTTTTGGACTATGAGATTTTTGGAGCACAATAATGGCATTATCATCATTAGGTAAAGCTACCGCAACACAATATAAGTTTACTTTGAGCAGACTACCTGTTTCTGGTGCCGGTATTCACCAGTTGGATGTGCTGAAGATTAACCTATTTGATGTCAATGTTCCTAGTATGAGTTTGGATGTATCAGAAATGCCATGGCAGGGTATGAAAGCAAAAATGCACATGGGTGGTATAACATTTGATTCGCTAAATATCAATTATATTGTAGATTCAGAATTCAAAAATTGGAAACTGTTGTCACAATGGCTTTTGGCAATTGCTAATAACAGAAATATACCATCCAGGCCAGCTGATGAGTATATATTGGATGCTTCAATTATACTCATGGATAATTGGAATAATGTAGTAATGAGTATAATTTTCCGTAACCTTTGGATACAAAGTGTTGGTGAATTGAGGTTATCCATAAGGGATGGCGAGACAATAATTGAAAGTTCGGCTGTGTTTAATTACGATTATTATGAGATTAAGTGAAAGTTTTTTATAAATAGATATAGAAAATAAAATTTTATAAATAAAGATATGAAAGAAAATTTGCCGAGAGGCGCTGGGAGGAAATATTATGGCATTTTATTTGAGCCCACTTGTAAAAGTAAGAGAGGTTGATTTATCAAATACTGTTGCATCAGTTGCAACAGCAATTGCATGTACCGTATTGAGAAATACCTATAAAGGTCCGGAAAGAAAACAATATTATGTAACAAACGAAAGTACATTGATTAGTACATTTGGTTACCCAACGAATGTTGCTTCATGTTATCGTGATATGTTTACTGCCCTTGGATATTATGAATACGGTTCAGAATTATACTGTACAAGGGTTATGCCGGATGATGCAACATTTGCAGGAAAAGTTGCTGTAAGTGGTTCACAAGCAACATCGGAACTTGGTGGTGTAACAGATTGGATTTCGTTTGGTGTATCCGGATCAACTCCTTCAGCATATAATCTTGATGATTTGGATAGTTGGGATCCTGTATATTTCCAGGAAGATATAAACTGGTCAGATTATACAGGAGATAATTATCCTCTTGTATTTATTGCAGATTCCAGAGGAGCTTGGGGAAATAATATTCGATTAGCAATACTTGATTATTATACAGCTAATCTCCTTTCAGCAAGTGGTGGAACAATTTTGAGTTCATGGGAAACATCAGCGGCATTTAATGACCTTGATAGTCCTGTTCCTGATAATAAATCGTTTGTTGTAATTGTCGAATGCAAAGGTCAAGGCTCATCTGAATGGACAAAAGTTGAAACCTGGAATGTATCAACAGATCCAAATTCTTATGATGATATGGGAATTTCAAGATTTGTTGAGGGTGTTATCAATACGAATTCCAATTATATTAAAGTTGCATTAAATTCACTTTATAGTAATTCTGCAGTTGCTCTTTCAACTTCAAGTTGGATGCAATTTGGTAGTGGTTCAGATGGTACTTTGAGTGAAACACTTGAATCACAATGTATTAGTGGATATGCACTTTATGCAGATCCTGATGCAATTGATATTAATATCTTTATTGATTCAGACAAGAGTGTTACTGTTAAAGATTATATTGTAAGTGTTTGTGAAGATAGAATGGATGCTATGGCAATTCTTGATGTTCCATATGCAAATGTTGTTAATGCTAGGGGAAACATTGAAGAAAATTTAAGAGTGTGGGTAAGAAATACTCTTAACCTGAATACATCATATGCATGTATCTATGGGAACTGGTTGGAAGTTTATGACAAATATAATGGAAAATATCGTTGGGTTCCATCTTCTGGACACGCAGCAGGTATTTTTGCTAATACTGATAGTATAAATGAGCCATGGTTTGCGCCTGCAGGTTTGAATAGGGCAAAGTTGACAAATGTAAGACGATTGGCATACAATCCAAATCAGGCACAAAGGGATCTTCTTTATAAAAATAGAATTAACCCAATTGTTGGATTTGCAGGTCAAGGTCAGGTAATTTGGGGTCAAAAAACACTTCTGGATAAAGAATCAGCTTTCAATAGAATCAATGTTCGAAGATTGTTCATGGTTCTTGAAAAATCTATTGCAACAGCATCAAAATACTATTTGTTTGAACCAAATGATGCAACTACCAGAATGTTGTTGGTTAATATGATTGACCCGTTCTTGAGGGATGTAAAAGCAAGAAGGGGTATCTATTCATTCTTGATTGTATGTGATGAAACAAACAATACACCTGAAAGAATTGATAGAAATGAGTTGTATTGTGATATTTATTTGAAGCCTGTTAAGACTGCTGAATTTATTGTACTGTCATTTATTGCAACAAAGACAGGTGTTTCGTTCAATGAAATAGTTAGTACAGCGACAACAATATAAAAAATAAAAATAGGAGTTTTTAATATGGCTAATATAGACATTGATAGTTACCGAGCTAATTTTAATGGTGGTGCAAGAGCATTTATGTTCTATTACAAACCAATTTTCCCGACACAAATATCAGGTATTGGAATAGACACGGATTCTGCAACATATCTTGTGAGGGCGACTTCCTTACCGGAAACATCAACAGAAGAAATTGTTACAAATTGGCAGGGATTTGATTTCAAATTTGCTGGTAAATATACATATACTGATTGGACAGTAACATTCAACTGTGATTCCAAGGCAGATATCCAACAGATTTTTCATGAATGGGCAAATTTAGTTCACGATCCTACTTCCAATTATTACACTGATCCTTCAATTTATATGCAGGATCAGGAAGTTCAGTTAATTGGTACGGATGGCAATCCTATTCAAAGGTATAAATTGTATGGTGCTTGGCCAAAAACTGTTGGCGCAGCAACACTTGATTACTCCAATAATGATGTTGTGCAGTTTGATATATCTTTTGCGTATATTTACCATGTAGCAAGTAAAGTAAATTATAGTGTAATGCCTTCATTTGCAGGTTAATGGGGTTACAAAGGATATTAGGAAATGAATAATGGCGGATATAGGATATACGATAGATGGATATTCAAAAGCTTTTGAAGGCGGCGCACGACCATATTTATTTCTGGTAAAATTTACTTTTCCTGGATTGTATCATAATGTGGATGCTAATATAATGTATCATGTAAGAGCATCAAATCTTCCAGAATCCTCTTTTGAGGACATCTCAATACCCTATCCCGGCTATACATTTAAGATGGCCGGGAATAGGATTTATAATGATTGGACAGTTTCCCTTTATGTAGATTCAAAGACCAATATTTTGAGAAATTTTCAGGAATGGCAACAAAGAATCTATGATCCAAAAGAACATGCATACACTCCTGTTAAAGATTATATGAGAAACCAAACACTGGAGTTACTTGATGGTAATATGGATCCGGTTGCAACATATAATTTATATGGTGCATGGCCGCGGACCGTTGGTGCCATTGGTTTGGACTATTCATCTACTGAAATTATGACACTTGATATTACTTTTGCATATCAATATTATGAAAGGATAAGCAAATGAGTTTATTTGAGAAAGTTAAAAAATCTGCGGAATTTTTAAACCAGTTTAATTATGGTTATGAATATGGTGGACCTGTGGATTCCTATCTTTCAAATATAACAGATTTCCAGAGAGCATATCTTTTTAAAGTTATTTTCCAGTTTCCAAAACTTATTACACAAAGTTTGGATTATAATCAGGCCGCTGTTTTAGTAAAGACCACAAATCTTCCGGATACGATGGTAGAAGAAACAAGCACATTTTTCATGGGTCAACAATATAAATTATCAAGTGTCCGTAGGTTTACAGATTGGAATGTTACCTTATATATAGATAATGATACAGAGATATTGAAAATGTTTTATGAGTGGAATAGATTGTGCCAGGATAATGAAAATATTTATAAAACACCAAAAGAATATATGGTCGACCAATTTATTAATTTATTGGATTCAAATTCTCCAAGTATGCCAAAGTTGACATATAAGTTGGTAAAAGCATGGCCAAAATCTATCAATAATATTACTCTGGATTACATGACAAATGATTTTACAACTATGGACGTGATGTTTTCCTATCAATATCATACTGTAACAGATAAACAGGGTGTAATCTATTCATATGAAATAAGTGAAAGAAACGGTAAATATAATTTAGGGGCAGATGCACCGGAATA